AATGAGGTCGTTATTGCAGCAGACATTCAGAGAAGAATAGAATATTTAAGAATGTCGCTCGACGATATGGCTTCAGAATCAGATGGACGAAAAATAAGCATGAGCTTAAATGAGGCTATTAATAATGCTCAAACTGAATATAATCAGTGCATTTCGAGGCAGGATAAATTATATAAAAGTTTAACAGTTAATCGCTCAAAAAGAATTGAAGAGAAAAGAAATGAGAATGCTTCAATTTTAAATTTAGTTTATGCTTGGAAGCAGGAAGAAAATAGGGAAAGAATGATTGCTTTAGCCGAAAGACAAAGAGAAGCATTAAAAGAAGAGGTCGAAAAGCTGTCGTCGGTCGATGAATTTAAGGCAATCATTAGGGGAATTGATCCTAAGGAAATTTTTAATACTTAATTTCTATGGAATTTTCTTGCAAAGAAGTCAAATGTTCATATTGCTGCTCCGACAAGGATCAGTTCATCAAGCATATAAAAACTGAACATGATTTAAAAATAGATAAGTATTTAAAATCGAATTTAAACAAAAGAGATTTGCTAACTAAAGAGTTCATCGAATTTAAAAGCTTTGAACAGTATTTATTAACAGACTTTATCAATAAAAAAAATATGCTTGCGTGGCTAAAGCTTGAAAAAGAAGGATTAGCTGAAAAATTCTTATTGAATAAAATTATAGATCATTCGAAATTAAAAAGTGTATGCTATTTTCCGTCATCGGCTGAGATGAGGACTATGTCTTATTTGCCTTCTATTAAGACTTATGAATTTTTTTTTCCAGATATAAATGATTTCATTAAATCAACCGGTTTGAAAAGTCGTTACTTGTATAATAAAAACGAATTAAATTTTAATTTTATTTATCAAAAAAACATAACAGTAGACACAAGAGAACAGAAGCCTATAAAGCTTAAAGATTACGAGATAACAAATGAAAAACTTGACTTTGGAGATTATTCTTGCGATAGATTATTAGCGGTTGAAAGAAAGTCATTGAATGACTTGGTTTCTACTCTTTCTTCTGGATTTGATAGGTTTAATAGAGAGGTAGCTAGAGCTAAAGAAGCTAATGGTTATATTGTTGTAGTTACTGAATGCGATATTAATAAGTTTTTATCTTTTTCTTATTCTAGAACTGGTAGATTTGCAAAGGCTTCTACGGATTTTGTATTTCATAGATTTAGAGAGATATGCAAAAATTTTCCAGAGAATGTGCAGTTTTGCTTTTCTGGAGGAAGAAAAGAGTCTTCTGAATTGATACCAAAAATATTAGCTTTAGATGTATGTCAAGCTAAAACTTTTGATTTTCAATATTTAATAGAACATAACCTTATCTAATTATGTGGGAAGTAGGAAATCAAGACATAGCAATTCCTGAAAGGCACTTTAATGAAGAGCTAATGGAAATAAAGGGGGAGATGGATGACCCTACCGCTAGAATAACACTAGCAAAATTCTTAAAATCAAATATCGGGCTAACTACTGAGTTATTTTTAGGAATCAAGCTGGAGAAATACCAAGAGCTAAATATCAAAGCTATGTTTAATAGAAATTTTTCTATGCTTACATGGGGTAGAGGTGCTTCCAAGAGTTTTTGCGCTGCGGTATTTTGCATTCTTCAATGCATTTTTGAGCCAGGAACGAAAATATTAATTGCGTCTGCCAACTTTAGAACGTCTCGTAGGCTTTTTATGGAAATAGATAAGATGCTTAATGCTAAGGATGCCGGATTAGCAAAGCAGTGTTTTAGAGATCCTATTAAAAGAAATGATGAATATGTTTATCCGGTTGAGCTTCCAACTGGAGGATCAATAACTGCTATCCCGCTTGGTGGCGAAAATACTAGAGGCTATCGCGCATCCGTTTTAATTATTGACGAGTTTTTATTGATGCCTAAAGATATCGTTGAGAGGGTTTTGATGCCGTTTATGAGTTCTCCGCTTGATGTCGCAGAAAGAATTAGAGTTAGAGAAATAGAAGATCAAATGATTAAAGCTGGGAGACTCAGCGAAAAAGACAGAACAGTATTTAAGAATGCCAACAAGATGATAACGCTGAGTTCTGCTAGTTATACATTTGAATATCTTTTTGAGCTTTATTCTATTTGGTCTGATATTATTAGAGATCCTAGCTTGCTGGGAGATAGCGAAAGAATAGGAGAAGACAGAATGGAAGCCATGAAAAACTCTACTTATTTTGTTTCTCAAATGAGTTATGAGTCATTGCCAGAGCATATGATCGATCAAGGCGTTATTCAATTAGCTAAAAGCGGAGGAATTAGTCATTCTGCTTTTCTTAGAGAATACTGTGCTAGATTTGTAGATGGTGGAGACGGCTACTTTTCTCCTAAGAAAATGACACTTTGTACTGTTCCTAACGGACAATATCCGACCACAAAAATAGTTGGAGATAAAGATAAAAAATACATTTTAGCTATTGATCCAAGCTTTAGTGCATCTAAGAGTTCTGACTATTTTGCAATGGCAGTTATGGAATTAAATGAAGAAGATGGAACATCTATTTACGTTCACGGATACCAGAAAGCTGGAGCAAGCGTCCAGGATCACATCAAATATTTTTATTACTTGCTCACTCATTTCAATATAAAAATGGTTATTATTGATAATGCCGGAGGCGACCAATTCATAGAAGCCGCCAATGGTTCGGCTATTTTTAAAGCAAAGGGCATGAAGGTTGGCTTTTTTGAATTTAACTCTGATAAAGAGGGTGAAGAGTATTTAGAAATGCTTAAAGAAGCTAAATCTCAATATAATTCTGACACTGGTACGATTTGTATCAAGCAGTATTTTACTTCTTCGTTTATAGGAAGAGCTAATAGTTACCTTCAAAGCTGCATTGATCATAAAAGAGTTTGGTTTGCTAGTGCTTCATGTGCTCATCCAGATATTGTTAATCAAATGTTTTCATTAAATATACCAATAGATTATATTTATCCAAAAGGTATAGATGATGCGCCAGAAGACGCAGTAGAGAGAGCTAAGCTTGGAGTTAGAGACTTCATGGAGCAGCAAGATTTTATAATTAAAGATACCAAAGATCAATGCGCTCTGATCCAGGTTTCTTCAACTTCTCGAGGAACGCAGAGCTTTGACTTACCAGCCCATCTTAGAAGATTGACAACTGCCAATAAGCCCAGAAAAGATAACTATTCCGCTTTAATGCTTGCTAATTGGGCTGTTAAGGTTTATTTTGATTTAAACTCTGAAAAAGCCGAAAAGCCTAAATACAATTTTACACCCTTTTTTCTATAAAACGTGTAGAATTATACAATAATATAGTTGTTGATTATTTTTATTGGCTCAAAGGAATAACATTATAATGTCTAAATCTAAAACAGAAAAGGATTCATCTTTCTCGGCGACGGCATCTCAAAAAACTTCTAATAGGAGTAAAAAGATAGAAATTCCTGAGGCGGTTATGGCATCGTTAGACGATAATTTAAGTATCTCTCTTGCTTCTACTTGTGAAAGAACAGGAGAAACTTCTATGAGAAGAAATATTTCTTCTTCAATTACTAAAACAGATAGGTTTTCTAATTTAGAAAAGGGAGTTGTTCCATTTATTTATGGTACCGGTAAAGGCAATTACGATTCTAATATTTCTGCTAAAGACGCTATAGTTTTATGTCAAAAAGCATATTGGAATGTCCCAATTTTTAGAAACACAATAGATTTAATGACTGAATTTAGTCTTTCTGAGGTATATTTAACAGGAGGAAACGAACAAAGTAGAAAATTTTTCGATCTGTGGCTTCAAAAAATAAATTCCTGGGACTTGCAAGATCAATTTTATAGAGAATTTTATCGTAGTGGTAATATTTTTATTTATAAATTTAGAGCCGACTTTGGTAGAGAAAATATGATGAAAATACAAGAAGCTTTTGGCACCAAAGCGGCTAAAAGCGAAACCTTGTCTGATTCTGCAATTCCAGTAAAATACATAATATTAAATCCTGCCGATATAAATATTGTCACGTCTTCTTCTTTTTTAGATAATGTTTATGTTAAAATTTTAAATGATTATGAGCTTCAAGCCTTAATCAATCCAAAAACAGAATCAGATAAAAAAATAGCAGAAAAGATTCCAGAGATAAAAACCATTCTGGATAAAAAGACTACGTCTCAGAAAATGGGAATTCCGTCTGGATTGAATAATGTTGGGTTAGAGTTAGATAAGGATAGACTTGTTGCTGTATTTTATAAGAAACAAAACTACGAGCCGCTTTCGGTCCCGATGGGCTTTGCCGTCTTGGAAGATATTAATTCAAAATTAGAACTTAAAAAAATAGATCAAGCTATTGCTAGATCGGTTCAGCAAGCTGTTCTAATGATCACCATGGGCGATGAAAAAGTAGGTATGCCTAGTGCTCAAAATCTAGCTTCAATGAGAAAGCTTTTTGAAAATCAAAGCGTTGGAAAAGTATTAGTTGCCGACTATACTACAAATGCCAAGTTTGTTATTCCGGATATTGGTAACCTATTGGATCCAAAAAAATACGAAATATTAGATAATGATATCAGAATGGGCTTAAATAGTATTTTATTTGGCGAAGAAAAGTTTTCAAACACGTCAATTAAAGTTAAAGTGTTTTTTGCTAGATTAAAATACGGTAGAGAAAAATTTTTGAAAGATTTTCTAATTCCAGAAATGAAGGAAGTAGGTAGGGCCCTTGGATTTAAGCAAATTCCTACTCCAAAACTTGAAGATGTAGATTTTGAAGATAACGTTTTAATGAGTAGGGTGTATTCTAGACTTATAGAGCTTGGCGTTCTTACTCCAGAAGAGGGCTTTGATGTTTTTCAAAGCGGTAGATTGCCTACTTCCGAAGAAAGTATAGAGTCTCAAAAAAGATATAAAGATTTGAAAGATAAGGGTTACTATAAACCCTTAATAGGGGGAGTAAAAGAAGGAGAGTCTCCTGCGGGCACTGGAGGAAGTAAAAATCCTGCTGGCGATTCGGGACGACCATCTGGAACAAAAAATATAAAACAATCTTCTCCTAGAAAAGTTTCAGCTTCTTCAAATGCGGAATTTAGTTGTAATAAAATAAAATCAGTTATTGCTTCCTTAACAGATTTAGAGAAAAAAATAGAATTGTCATTAAAAAAGAAATTTAAATTAAAAAAATTAAATGACGAACAGCTTAATATAGTATCTGAATTAGCAATTACTGTTGCTCAAAATGAAAAAATACAAGACTGGAATTTGGTTTTTGACAAATACGTAGAAAATCCTTCCAAAAACAATCGAGACGTATATAAACAAGTTGACGAATTAGCGGCAATACATTCTTTAGATAATAGATCAGCTTCGATTCTTTTCCATAGCAAAAGATAAATATGATATTTGTATAAAAAATAACGTGTATAAATATTGTATTAGTTATTTTATATAGAAAAAATTTGCATTTATGTCTAATAATACGAATGGGCTTGATATTCCGATTGGCTTTAGAAGGCTTAATTCTTTTCCATTAGATTCTTCTTCTGTTTTTCAGACCCTTAGCGGCTTACAAGACTACGCATTAAATAATAAAACTGCGTATTCTGGTCAGGTATGTTCTGTAATAGAAAATGATAATGCTTATATAATAAAGGGAGATGGATCTATTAAGGAGATCGGTTTTATTTCGCCCTCTTTATTTGAAAATTTGGTTTACACTACTGGAAATCAAAGCGTCAGCGGGTTGAAAACTTTCGAAGAAGGTTTACAGGTTGGAGGGGGATTATCTACTTCTACTCTTTTTATTGAATCTGGTTTTGTTGGCATAAATAATGAAAACCCTCAGGGAGCCTTAGATGTTTCTGGGTCAGTTTTATTTAATCAGCGACCGACCGTTAATGGATCTAACGTTTTAATTAAAGGAGAGGGAATAGATGAAAAACTTTCTTTATCTTTATCAACCGGCATTTCCAAATTAGACATATTTTTCCCCACCCCGTTCAGTATTATCCCTTCTATATTTTGCAATATAGATGGAGAAAATAATGTTATTTATCAAACTTTAATTAAAAATAAAACAGTATCTGGCTGTAGTATTTTTTTCTCTGATACTATTCAAGAAGAGGATTGTTATTTAAATATTTTTATATCTGATAACCGTTTTTAAAATAAAAAGTGTAATCGTTTAATTATGAATCATTTTTTACGACACACAGTATCGTTACTAAGTGGGGAAGCTGCTCCATTTACGGGAAAATTGCAAAATATAGCGCGTGGAAGAGAGGCGTATTTTGAATTTTATTTAAGTGGAAACGGAGGCATTATCCTTCAGTCTCCTAGTCCGTTTTTTGAAAACGCATGGATTGACATCACTAGAACTACAGGTAATAAAGTGGGATATAATAATGCGCTAACCTTGACGGCTCCAGTAAGCCATGTTAGAGCTGTATCTAGCGGCGTGGGCTCGTTCTGGTGCTCTTGCACAGTACAAAATTAATAAAAATGTCATACTTTGAAACAATAGAAACTGTTCCTGGAATGCCCGTAGGCGGGCAGCCTGGAGAAGTTCTAACTAAGGTAACAAGCGATGATTATGACACAGCTTGGCTACCTGGTAGTGGCGGACCTCAGCTTTTTCCTGCTCCTCCAGCTCAGGGAACACATGTATTAGGATCAATAAGCGGAGTTCTTTCTTGGATTGAGGCTGAACAATGTAACTAATTTAGAAAAAAATTATGAATAAATATTCAGCACTTTTTTTATTTTTTTTATTATTGCCTGCTTGTACGGTTTATACTGAAAAACAATCACAAGCTTTATCACGAGCAGTTTATGCGACAAGAGATTCGTTTGAAAAAGCGCGCGTTGACTTAGCCACGACATATGCATCCGAGGCTGCGCGCATAGTTAATCCGCCAAAAAATAAAATTGAAATAGTACCAGTTTATAAAACAGTAACAGTTCCAGTTGTTACAAGTTCTGCGAAGCCAAAGGTTCCAATTCAAGTTAATAAACAACGCGTTTTAGTTATACCCGCTGAATATAAGAATGATACTGTTGTTGTCGTTAATTCAGAAGAATACCAACAGTTATTGAAAGATAAGGAAACTTTTGCGCAATTGAAAAGAGATTACGAGCAAACTTTGAAATTCAAAAGCGAAGTTGATGACGAATTGGCGCGTCAGGAAGCTTATGCTAATAAAATGGTGCAAGATCTTAATCGTATGCAAAAGCAGTTAGTTGAAAAAGATTTAGCAATTTTAAAAAGAAATATTCTTATAGTTATACTTCTATTATCAATCGGCGGGGCAACTTATCTTAGAATTAAGGGAATACTTTAAATATGAAAACGAAAACTAAAATAGAAACATTTATTGAAAAAATTAATAATTTAATATCTAAATATCCCGCGCAATGTATTTTTATTTTGGGCTTTATTTTTGGATTTTTAATTGGGTCTATTTTTTAAAAATTAAATGTATTTAATATAAAATAAAATATATTATATAAATACTTAATTATGCTGGCTTTTTCATTTGTTAATTCAGAAACCGTTCCCGTCCTTGTAGCGTTTTTGACTGGTATAGTTGGTCCAATGGCTCTTCTTTATTTTAAGCATACTTTAAGTGCTAAAAAGGAAAAAGACAGAAGCAGGAGACGTGACGATTTTAATATAACAATCAGTGTTCAGCAAAAAATAAATTCTACATTAAATACGTTGCAGAATAAATACGATCTTGACCGCGTATGGATTGCTCAATTTCATAATGGCGGTAACTTTTATCCTGGCAATAAAAGTATGAAAAAATTATCAGCTACTTTTGAATCTACTAAGCCTGGAGTATCTACTGACTTAATGAAGCTTCAAAATTTGCCAATATCATTTTTTAGCAATGTGTTAACCGAAATGAATGAAAGTCATTCTGGGGTAATTGTAGAAACAGATGGAAGTCATGAAAATGCGTTCAAGGATTTTTGGTTGCATAGAGGAGTTCATCGCTCTTATATGTTTCCAATTATTTGTCTTGAGGGTGATTTTATTGCAATTCTTGGAATTGATTTTAATAGTTTTGATGGTAGATTATCTGACGAATTATACAAAGAATTAGAAAACGAAGCAAAGCTTTTAGCTGGTTATGTTGCAATAGTTTCTATCGAAAAAAATAATTAATTATATGATTCAAGCTATTAGGAATACAGCTATATCATTAGTCTCTTATTTAAGTGGCAATATGGCTCCGCCAAATACTCCAATTGAAGACGTGGAGAGAATGAAAGCTATTAATCATATGGCTTCAAGTAAGTTTTATATTGTATTTACTTCTGTTTTAATTCTTGCTTTTTTTTATTTTGTTAGTTTAGGTATTATGTTTTTTATCCCACAGAAGCCAGAATTTATTACTGGCTTTGTTACTATATTTTCAAAAACAATTGAAATTTTAGCAATAATTATTGCTTCTTACGTGGGCGCTCAAGCTGCTGTAGATTTGAAATATGGAAGCAGTTCGAGAGCAGCCATAGAAAGCGCAAACGAAAAGATTGATTCAGTGACCGTTATTCAAACTAACGCTAAAGAAGATGATTATGAACTCGTCTAAGCCATCTAAAAAAACATTAGATCTATTATTGAAATATGAAGTAGGCGGTGGAGAAAGTTATTATGAAAAATATCTTTCTAAATTTACCTGGCCTGGCGGAGCCTCTGGTCCAACTATCGGAATTGGTATAGATTGCGCTTACTATTCAGAAAGTGAATTAGCTGATATTTTTAACTTTCTTAAAAGAGAAGAGATAGAATTGATAAAAGGCGCAGTTGGCAAAACGTCAGAAAAGGGTAGAGAATATGCAAAAAAATTAAGAGCCACAGGGATTCGTGTGGGTTGGGGGGAGGCTTTGCGGATTTTTGAATCGCTTACGTGGATTAAGTTTACGAAACTAGCAGAAAAAACATTTCCTGGATTATCTGAGCTTTGCCCTGATGCTTATGGTGCAATTATATCTTTAGTTTTCAATAGAGGAACTAGTTTGATTGGGGAAAAAAGACTTGAAATGAGAAATATAAAAGTTCTTATTCCAAAAAAAGATTATAAAAAAATAGCTGATGAATTGCGTCATATGAAAAGAATATGGCATGGTAAAAATTTAGATGGGCTAATTGAGAGGCGAGAAGCAGAGGCGTCTTTAGTTCAATCATGCGCTTAGTATATAAAATTATTCGTGACATTTTTTATATAATTGTGTAAATTTAAATTACAATAAAAATAATTTTTTTATCATGCCGAAATTTGAAAATTCTTATATCTGGGTCAGCGACCTTATTGCGGAAGAATATAGACCGTCAGCAAAAATAGAATTCCCTTTTCAAACTATCTTCGCATCTGAACCTGTTAAGGTTTTTTTACCTGAAGAGAAAGATCTTACTGTCGCGAAAGCAGGTATAGACTCATTAAAGCCTTTTTTAGATTCATCAATTGATTTAGAAAAAAACTATGACTTGATCGGCGTTGCTTTCAATGCTTTTGTTGTAAACAGGGCGAATAAAAATGGTCAAGTGATTTCTACTGACGTTGCTTTGTCATCTGTTGAGAATTTTAAATTTAAACCAATGAATATCGAGCACAAAAGAAAAAATGTTGCTGGATTAATTACTGGCTATGGATTTAGCGAATATGGAACTGATAAACCGTTAACTTTAGAAGAAGTAAAAGATAAAAAGGACGCATTTAATGTAGTCTTAAGCGGATTTATTTGGAGAGTTGTTAATGAAGAGTTTGCTGAAAAATTAGAAGCATCTTCTGATCCTTCTTCTGAGTCTTATTTAAGTATTTCAACTAGTTGGGAGATGGGCTTTAAAAACTTTAATATTGCAAAAGGTTCTCTAAATCTATCAGAGGCTTCTATTATTTCTGATGATTCTATAGTTTCTGAAATAAAAAATAAATTAATGCATTTTGGTGGAAAAGGCATTGATGATGACGGTCAGCCTCTTTATATTAATTTAATAGGTGAAGTTTTACCATTAGGCATTGGGTTTACAAATAATCCCGCTGCCGACGTAAAGGGCGTTAAAGTTTTCGGATCAGATGATCTAGAAGAAGAAGATAATGAAGTTGAGGAAAAAGAGGAGTCTGACGAGAATGACTTATCTATAAAAAGTTCCCAATTTGATGAAAAGCTTGTAGAAACAAATATAATTTCAAATAAATTAGACACGGATAACTTAGTTGCTGCATCTAACTCTTTTGAAAAAGAAAAAAATAAAAAAGAAAATAATAAAATGCTTATAAAGTCAATTCAAGATTTAACTGACGATTCTTTGAAACAGATTTGCGCTACGGATATTCGCTCTTTGTTTGAAGAAGAGATTAAGAAAGCTGGAGAAAAGTTTGCTGAAGCGCAAGAAGCTAAAGATAAGCTTGTTGCCGAAGCGGAAAAAACAAAAGCTGAATTGGAAGCACAGCTTGAAGAACTCAAGCAAACTGGCGAACAATTAAAAGCCGAACTCGAAAAAATTAAAGTTGAAGCCGAAGCTCGTGAAAAAGAAGAATCATTCCAAAATAGAATGACTACTCTTGACGAAGAGTTTTCCTTGGATGACGAAGAGCGTCAAGTTATCGGTGAACAAATTAAAGATTTAGATCAAGAAGCTTTTGAAAAATGGTATAAAGCTTTCAATGTTTTTGCTAAAAGTAAAAATAAAAAATTAATGATGGAGAAGAAAGAGGCTGAGGAAAAAAACAAAGAAAAAGAAGAAACCAAAGCCGCTTCCGTTGAAGAAAAAGAATCTACTGAGGTAATTGCTTCAGAGCAAGAAAACAAAGAGCAGGAGATCGCTAATATGCTTGAAAAAGTTGAAGCTGAAGAGTCTGCTCTTCCGAATGGCGCAGTTGCCGAAGATTCGCTTAGGCAAAAATTTGCTAAAGCTTTCAATAGTAGTACTATCAAAGTAGAAAACAAATAATAACAAACAAAAATTAACAAATAAAAAATTAAAAATATGACAATTAGACCTTTCAGAGATTATAGTGAGCATGAGGTTATCAACCTTTTTGCTCTTCAAGGTGAAAGTAACAAGGGTACTTTCGTTACCGCAGCTGGTAATGGTTTTGACCTTACCGCTGAAGCCGCTTTTGGCGACGATAGTTCCATCGATGGAACTGTTTCTGCCAGATTTAATATTGCCAATAAAGTTGTAGCCGCTCCTTCCGGAACTGCTCCTTCTATGGTTCTTGGTATGACACTTAAAGACGTTAAAAGCGTTGATGAGAATGGGTATCCATTAAAATTTGAACCACGTAAAGCTGCCGAGCGCGACCTTATTATCAGTGGAGAGGCTGTCCCCGTTGTTAAACGTGGCGTTTTCCTCTATAGCGGCGTTGTTGGCACTCCTGGTTTTGGTAGCGGTCTTGCCATTGCAGACGCTGGTGATGGATCGCTTAAAGTTGTTGCTGCTGGTAACGCTTCTGCTGTTGCCAAAGCTCTTGGTCCTAAGGATCCAAATGGGTTCGTCCTTATCGATATTAAGCTTTAATTAAGCCCTTTAACATTAAAAAACACAATTTAGAAAATAAATAAAAAATATGAAAATCAAATTTGAAAAAACACCAGAGCAGATTGAGCTTGTGAAGGCTATGGGTTCAAGCAATAAAGTTCAAGCTCTTGAGGCTCAAGATGCATTTGCGGCTTTTATTGCTCCAGTAATTCAGGAAGTTCTTTTGCAAGCTGGTACGGCGGCTGCTATTTATGAAGACATGAGTTATGATGAAGATGATTCTCCATCTATTCCTGTTGATCTTTACTATGGTGAGCCAGAAGGTACCTTTTCTGTTTGGCAGCAAACAGTTGCGGGTGGTCTTCCAACTCAGCAGATCGGAAGCTTCCAGGAGATCAAGGTTTCGACCTATCCTCTTGATTCAGCCATTAGCTTTGACAAACGTTATGTTCGCAAATGCCGCTTAGACGTTGTTGCTAGAGGTCTTGAAAGACTTTCTAACGACGTTCTTATCAAGCAAGAAAGAAATGCTTGGTATGTTGTTCTTAAGATGCTTGCTGACGCCCAAACAAAAGGTGTTAACCACGTCTTCAAGGCTCAGACTTCTGACGTGTTCCAAGTGGAAGATATCAATAAAGCAATCACTCTTCTCAAGAGATTGAATGCAGCCTATAATGGCACCACCCCAGTTGGTAACGAGGGTCGTGGTTTGACTGATCTTTATGTTTCTCCTGAGATCATGGAGCAAATCAGAGGTTTTGCTTATAATCCAGTCAATACTAAGTTGGGTCCTGCTGGTGCAACCACCGGTATTCCTCTTACTGATTCTGTCCGCGAGCGCATTTTTAATGCTGCTGGCATGACTGACATTTGGGGAGTTACATTACATGAACTTCTTGAGCTTGGAGTTGGTCGTAAGTATAATGTTCTTTTTGACCAAATTGCTAGCACTAAGAATTTTGCTAAACCTGACGGAACTTCTGTTGGTGCGTTTACTGAGAATGATGAGATTCTTATCGGTATTGATCGTTCGCGCAGATCATTTATCCGCACTTTGGCTGTTAATGCTGAAACAGGTGGAAGCTTTAATCTTAGACCTGACGACCAGTTCTTGGCTCGTTCTGGAAAAGTTGGATTCTATGGCGGACTTGAAGAGGGTCGCGTTGCTCTCGATTCAAAAGCAGTTGCTGGTATCATTGTTTAATAACTAAACAAAAAAAATCAAGAATTAAAGCCCCGATTATTCGGGGCTTTTTTCTTTTATAATTTTAATCAAGATTAATTTTTATTAATAGTGTAAACTAATTAAAATTTATACTTTATTTTTTTAAAAAAAATGATTCCAATCAATTACGATTTGCCATTAGCCTATAGAGGAGATAATTATGGTCCTATTACTTTGCATCCAAAAGATTCAAATGGTAATTATTTAAATCTCAGTGGATGCGCTGTAAATGTTCACATAAAAAATAAAAAAAATTGCGCTACTGTCTTGTCTTGGTCAACTAGCAATGACACTATTGAGGTCGACAATTTTATTTCTGAGGATTTATTGACTGGCTCTCTGCTTGTTTTAAAAGAAATTGATGGATGTAAAATGCAAATACCTCATGGCTCTTATGTATATGATGTTGAAGTTTCTAGCAACAATAACATTTCTACTTATTATAAAGGTAATTTTTACATTTCTGGAGATATAACTCAGGCGGCGCGTTGTATACCTACTCCGACACCTACCCCGACGCCAACATCTACTCCAACGCCGACGCCGACCTTGATACCTACTGTAACACCTACGCCAACCCCTGGTCCAACCCCTGAGCCAACGCCTTTGGCGACTCCATTTTATATATTCTATGCTCCTATAAGTAGAGAGGGCGCAGAAGATGATTTTATAGCCCATACTTATGATTCGACTACATTTAGATACAATAGTGGTGCGGGTACTCAAACTGTATCTTTTACTGATTATATCACTAATAGAATTAGCTCGTATGATAGAATTACTGCATATTATTATGATCCATTTGCTCCTGAAAATAAAGATATAATATACGAACTAAATTGGCTTCAAAAGCCCGGACAAACTTCTAATAATATTTTAGCATTTTTCCTGATTCCTGCTTTATATGGTAGTTTATTAGAAGTAGCAGACGATAATAATGCTGTATCTGTAATTCCGCCATACGGAAGATTTGAGAACAGTCAAGGTTCCTTCAATTATAATGGAGTTATATATAAGCTATATCAGGCATGGGATCCTCAGACGGAGGGTGTAACAGCTTCAACTAAATTCCACAAATTTATTAACTAATTATAATATGTATCAAGTTTTACCAGTACAGCCAGGTAGTTTTCTGATAGGTTCTCAAATAGGGCCTAAAAATTACCTAAATGGAACTCATTTTTCTCATTTTGGAATAGGAGGATTTGTAGAGCTTCCATCTTTACAATATTTGCATGATATACCATGCGGGCAAATAATGAACGCCGACGGCTTGTCTTCTGGAAGAAGGAAGCTAGGAATGATTGTGTATGTAGTATCTGAAAATAAATTTTTCCAGCTCAAGCCTAGAAAAAATAACTTAGAATATGTTTCTTTTTCAGAATGGGCGCCTGCTGAAGGTGCGCAAAAAATGGTGTGGCTAGATCCTTTGGCTACAAGAGATAGCGCAGATTTTTCTAACGTATTTGTTGGAACGGGAAATGCCTCTGATGCGTGGACTGAGGTTTTTATAGAAAAAGGATGGGAAGAAACCGCTTACAATCTTGGATCTAATACTATCAATTTATATCCAAGAAGAAATTTATATTATATCGCCGATGATCAAACTAATATTCCATCAATTCCAGCAGATTTAACTTCTTTAATTGGTGATAATAACTTAATTGACGGATCCGTTTTTGGTGTTCAGGTTCAAACTAATACAAAAAGAATAATTATAGCTTACCCTTCTGCTTATGGAGAGCTAACTAGAGTGATTGATTCTTCTACGGCTTTTAATATAACAAACTCCTTCATAAAGAAAACAATTTCAAACGTTGGATCAGAAAACGATGAGTATTTCGTTTACTATTTAACTCTTGCCGAGAATTATAGTTCATCTGTTATTTACGTAGTAACCATTTAGAGTTTTAAATGTATATTAAATAGATGGAGTTATATAATAACATATGAAATTTAGAATTGGTCTTAATGATGCAATTATAATGATAGGAGAGAAACTTTCCTGTCAGTGCTGTCCTACACCGGAACCAACTCCTACGCTGGAACCAACTCCTACGCCGGAACCAACTCCGACGCTGGCTCCTACCGAAACTCCTGTTCCGACGCTGGCTCCTACCGAAACTCCTGTTCCGACGCTGGCTCCTACCGAAACTCCTGTTCCGACGCTGGCTCCTACCGAAACTCCTGTTCCGACGCTGG